CATTAGAATGCAGCGTTACCAGATGAACCAGCAGCAGCACCGGCAACTAGCTCGACGCATGCAGCAGGATTGAGGTAATCCGCACCCATAGCTAGGCGACCTAAAATCACGTCACCTTGGTAGACCACTGAAACGTCTCCGCTTGTTACTTGAACCTGTGGTCCAATAGCTTCAACGATACCAGCACCTTCTCTTTGGAAGATAAGGCCACAAGAGTTAGCAAATTCTGTTTCTTCACCATACTCGTTGTTGATACCAGTTACATCATTAGCAGCATCTTCTACAGCTTCGCCGACGAAAGATCCTACGTTTCCGGGTGATGTTACACCGGGGTTTGTTGCGGAAGCAGAACCATACTTAGTACCATACTGGCTAAAGAATGGGATGTTCATTGACTTGTAGATCTTGATGCCTGCAATCTCAATGATTCCGTTTCCTTTCTGCAAGGAGTCACCTTGCTCGTCTCTGTTGACAAGACCATTAGAACCAACAGCTTGTATTAATTCGTAGTATTGTCTTGGGTTTAACACACCCACTCTACCTTCAGTAGATACTCCTTTCTCGTCAAGAGCAGCAGCAGCATCGTAGAATGCGTTGATCAATGAAGCTGAAACATATGCGTCAGCACCTGAGTTGTTTGTACCAACTCTGATCTGTGTTCCACCGGGCTCTACAAAGTTAGCCTTTGTAATTGGAGAAGCAGCCCTAGCACCACGAGCGATAGCTCTGAATACTAAGCGGTCATACTTCTGAGCAAGAGCATATCCAATCTTCTTGGAGATCTCTCCTCTAAGCTCGTAGTGAGCTAATGTTTCGTCTAGTTCATAAACGAATGCACTTGAGATTAAAAGATCATCAACAGTGATAGTCTTTTCAGCTACTGGAGGTGCTCCATCGGAGTTACCCAGTATAGATCTACCCGGAACATGGAACTCAGCGGTTGTGTGTCCTGTGTAGATGAACTGTAAAGATTTACCATTCTTGAGTGTTCTCTTCATCACCAAGTCTCTAGCAATAGCGTTGTGCTCAAATCCTTTGAACATCTCTCCACTAAACAACTTTAAATAAAGTGCTCTAGCGTCGCCTGTTGCGTTTGATTGACCCTGACGGGTTAATGAGGTATTATTACCTGTTGACTGATGAGCCATTTCTAATAAGAATGTATTGTTTTACGTTCTCAGTACTGAAATTTTTTCTCGAGTTTTTTTTTTGTGTGTGTCTATCCACACCGTCTAGACGGCAGAAGGTATCCTCGTAAGGGCTAATGCCAATTAGGAAGAGGTCCGACTCTGAGGTGTCTCTTCCTGCATGTGATAATGGACATGCGACCATTCGATAAATAAGAAGAGGGAGAGCAGCCCTATGACTACTCCCCATAGAGGATTAATCTGAAGATTTTTCATCTTCTTTTTTCTCCTCCTTCTCTTCAGGCTTGGGTGAAAATTGGACTGGATAAGCCACGCCAAATCCACCTTCGCTCTGGTGTTTGTACTCCATTACTTAGTAGTTTTTGTGTACTCGATACCACGATATACGTAGGTTACTGTCATGAGTAATCTCCGATACCAAGTCCCCGTTCCATGACTTGATTGCATGCGTCCCCAGAAGGGGATGAACGGACGTGGTATTATTTTTTACCCTTTTTAGGTGGGCGTCCTTTTTTGGTACCATATGTACCCTTACCTGATGGCATAATTATCCTATAGTAGGTGCGGTTAGAGCTACCGACGTTGAGTCAATAGCAGCTAAGTCAAGTGGGAAGTTGTGAGCATTACGTTCGTGCATAACTTCAAAGCCAAGGTTGGCTCTGTTCACAACATCAGCCCATGTTGGTACAACCTTACCGTTAGCGTCAACAATGGATTGGTTAAAGTTGAATCCATTAAGATTGAAAGCCATGGTGCAGATGCCCATAGAGGTAAGCCATATGCCAACGACGGGCCAAGTAGCGAGAAAAAAATGTAAACTGCGGCTATTATTAAAAGAAGCATATTGGAAAATTAATCTACCGAAGTAGCCATGAGCTGCAACGATGTTATATGTTTCCTC